CGCCCCTATGGGCGTTACCTGCTCTTTCGAGCGCTCTTGGGCGCGAGCCCAGGAGAATAAGATATGCCTAGAGAGTCTACGACTATCACAGCAATGTACACGCGGAAGCTGGAACGCTATTACGATGGCAATCCACCTCCGTTTGTAGCTGAGTATGATACGCTTACCAGCGCATCGTCCTCATTCGACACGGCTGACCTACAGGTCAACCCAAAACAGTCGGATGGATACCGTAGTCCAAGCAGTTACTTCGGGCTCGCCCGTCAGCTTGCTTGGAGGGCAGATGTCTTCGCCAAAACGACCGAAAGGTCCGGCTGGGACATTGACGTTAATACTCTAACGGGTAGTAGCGTTTTCTCCATAGATCTAGATGCAGGTGAATCCTGGGTTCAGCTTCCCTCCTGGGAAAACGAACTCAGAACCCGTGTTTTGGTCAATCTTAAAGACGAGGTCCTAGACGTCGCCATGGTTCTTGCAGAAATGCAGGGCACATGCGACACGATCGTCACAGGCCTCGGTCGACTCGCCAGGAGTATTGATGCTGTTAGGGCCCGAAAGCCCGAATCAGCTTACTACCTCTGGAACGGACGCCGTCGTGACGGCCGTCGTCCAACCGATAAGTTCCTGCGGGAGACCGCAAGTATTTATTTGGAATGGAAGTACGGTGTCATGCCTACCGTCTATGATATCCAAGGTGCTACTCAGGCCATGGATATTAACGAGTCCGGTTCTTTGTTCCAGAACCCTCCTCTTCTAGTCGCGAGAGCGGCTATGTCGGACAAGTGGACGCAGCAATGCGTCATACCTGTTATGGGAGCTACTGTACCAGGAACCCTCGAAGTCAGAGCACAAGGTGCCGCCCGTGTCGACTACTCAGTCGATGCGGAAGGCGTTCGCGGCTTATCTCGTTATGGGATTGGCCTCGGAACTCTAGCGACGCTCGCTTTCGAGCGCACGCCGTTTTCCTTCGTGCTCAACATGGCGCTCCCTATCGCCGATCTGATAAAAGCTTGGACTGCTGTGTCCGCGGGCTGTAATGTCCGTGGTTACAGCGAGACCATTTATACCGACGTCTCCCTTAAACAGGGAAGCGGTATCTTTTATTGGCGCGGCGGTGATGCTCATGTCTCTTGGGAAACTTCGCCTCCGGTGAAGCGTTTCAAGCGCATGGGTTCGTCTGAGGTTCCGATGCCTCTCCCCTTTATCAGGAATCCGATAAAGGTGGGCAATCTGGCCACAGTCGTAGCGCTTTTCACAACCCTACGGAAGCAGCTATCCTAGCTGTTTTTCTCTTGCCTCCTCTGGAGCTTTTATGCAATTCCAACCAGTAATCCTGGCTGTAAGTGGTGCCGACATTACCTTCAACCCGTACGATCGTGGCGCTAATGGCGCTTTCGTTTATCGTCAGGCTGGGGTAACTCTCCAAGCACCCCGTCTGGTCATCTCGACCGTGACGGACGACAACGCTTCCGACAAATACCTCGTCCAGGTCAACGCTCCTCGCGTTAAACCGGCCGAAGAAGGTTGCTGCTCTGTCGACTCTCTGCTCGGCACTGATCTGGTGAAAACTGAGTTGCGTTTTCTCGCAACCACCAGTCAGTCCGATCGTGAAAAGTCGATCGATACAGCTATCGCGGCACTGCAAGAGTTCCGCGAAACCATCAGCAAACGCGAAAAGCTGTACTCGTAAGAGTCTGCTCTAGCCTGCTGACTACCTGTCAGGAAGGAATGTCATGCAAAAGCATCGTGCTTTGCAAGCTCATGGGCGTAAAAGTACGCCGCATGTGCACTTTGCCGAAGTAATTCGGCATCTTGGAGAGATACTTGGCGGAAACGGGCTTCCTGCGCCCGCCTCGTTTCAGACCTCCGACTCATTTGCTGCTCAATATCTCCGCTACAACCTCAGCCGTAAGGCATCAGGGTTATATGGGATAACGACAGACCCGTCACTCCGTAAGGAGAAGACGATTAATGGGTTCCTCGCTCGCGAGTGCGTCAACGCAGTTATCAACGCTACGCGGACGTGGGGTTATAGTAGCGTTACCGGTGAGTTCGAATCTGATCTCCTAGGAGATCAGCTTCTTATTCGTGCTCGGGACATCATCCGTGATATCCTTGGTGAAAAACCGAACATTCAGCGCATCATTGAACGTTCAGGTTTCGGTAACGGCGCAAGTGCTACTATGAAACGTACGGAAAGTCAAGGACCTAATAAGTTCTTGCATGGCCGTAGTGTCACAGCAAGGCTGAGGAGCTTTATCGCCAATGCGATACGAACTTCTCCTGCTTGGTCTCAACTTACTAGTAGCGATCCTACTATGTTTGTGGATGCCAGTGGGAGGCACACATTACCTGATTGGCGACTGGTAACGGTTGCCGGTGCTGTCATGGATGTCGTCGATAAGACGGCCGAAATCGATCGCATCATTCTCAAAGAGGCCGAGCTGAATGGTTTCATTCAGCGCGGCATCGGTCGAGAAATCAGATTCTTGCTACGCAACCCTCTTCCGTATACTGACGGTGTTGACCTCGATCACTCGGGGTCCGTCAATTCTGAGCTTGCTCAGTATGGTTCGGAGACGGGGCGCGTTGCAACAGTGGATGGCGAGAGAGCTTCAGACAGTTTGACTATCGCTCTCTTCGAGTTCCTTTTCCCACCCGCTTGGTTCGAGCTCATGTTTATGGCTCGGTCACCTTACGCGGTCATCGAAGGACGGCTTGTCCGTCTTGAAATGATGAGTGGTATGGGGAACGGCTACACTTTTGAGGCTGAAAGCGTGATTTTCTACGCTATCGGTCTCGCTTGCGCAGAGCGGAGCAATCTGCCCTTTGCTGAGCGTGTAGTTTCTATCCATGGCGATGACTTGATCGTCCCGTCTGACGTCCGCGAGGAAGTTCTTCTCGCTTACGCGTCAGCAGGCGTCGTGGTTAACACCGAGAAATCGTTCTTTGATGGCCCTTTCCGCGAAAGCTGTGGGGGTCACTTCTGGGACGGTTTCGACGTTAAGCCATTCTACTTGAAAAAGCAGGATGGCCGAAGCCGCGGTGACTGGTTCTGGTTGGCGAACTCCTTGTTGTTATGGCTTAACAGCCGCAATGATGAGTTTCGTCAGTCTGCGACAGGAATGGCGCTTATCGAGCTGCTCTTGTACCTTAATTGGTACTCGGCATCCGGTAGGCCTCAAGACTGGCGTGTTCCGGTTGACTCAAGTCGTCGTTCTGGTCTCTTTAGCGACCCACCTAAGTTGCGTGGTGGTAGCTGGAAGACTAGGATGGTGTCGACTCGTCGGGAAACTGAAAAGTTACCCGAAGATGGTTGCTATCTGGAGTGGCTTTCCTCTCCTAAGGTTGTGACCGTCTATGATCTGCTGTTTCCCAAAAGGAAACCTCGTGATCTTTATGAGGCTGACATCCGTGTGTATGAGTTAAACCGCTTCGTGCGACTAATCGCATGGAACGGTTTCTCCGATTGTGGTCTGGCCACGCCTCTTTGGTG